CTCAATTAAGGGCTGGCGTGGAACCCAGTAGCTTATACTAATTTTGGTCTCAAAGTGTTCACGGACGCACGTATGCCTGTCACGCATAAAGAAGGGGATCGTTACCCCTTGGGACCGCCAAGTTTTATTCCTCAGTAGCTCAGCGGTAGAGCAAACGGCTGTTAACCGTTCGGTCATTGGTTCGATCCCAGTCTGAGGAGCCAGTTTTAGGATAGTAACAGCAAAAACTAATTTCACTTTTTATGGAAAAAAAGAAATTCTATCCTGTTGTATTTTCTCGGTGTGGTGAAATGGTATCATCCGTGCTTTGGGAGCATGTGGCGCAAGTTCGATTCTTGCCACCGAGACCAGTAATACTCGCCTTTGTTGACGGCGTATAATAAGATAAATTGTCAACAACAAATTTGGGCTGATGGTATAATTGGGAACACAGTGGCCTTGCAAGTCACAGTTGGGGGTTCGATTCCCCCTCGGTCCACCAAATTTGGTTCAGTAGCATAGCGACTAATGCAGCACCTTCATACGGTGCCTATCGTGAGTTTGAGTCTCACCTGAACCACCAGATTATGGGTCTTTAGCTCAGTGAACAGAGCACTTGACTACGAATCAAGCGGTCGGGGGTTTGAATCCCTCAAGACCCTCCATAAATACCTCGGATAGTTAAATGGCATAACGGAGGCTTGATAAGCCTTTATCACAAGTTCGATTCTTGTTCTGAGGACCAGTTTTAGGATAGTAACAGCAACCAAAATACTTCAAACTTGTAACTTGAAAAGTAAAATCTATCCTGTTGTATTATATCTCGTTGGTGTAATGGTAGCACAAGAAACTCCAAATCTCTTGGCGGGAGTTCGATTCTCTCACGGGATACCAATTTTTTTAAAAGGTGATTGATATGAAAAAGTTCGATATTCAAGAAGTCAAAACATTCCTTGCAAAACAAGGACAAGACACCAAAGTGTACCTTGGTGCTGACTCTGAAAGAATTAGAGTTAACGGTGTTTGGTATGCTGATTATGCTTTGGCTGTCGTAGTTCATATTGATGGCCGCCACGGTTGTAAAATATTTGGATACGTTGATAGAGAAATGGATTATGACCATAAGAAAAGTAAACCTGCTATGCGTCTGATGACAGAAGTATACAAGGTTTCAGAATTGTTTCAAAACTTGGCTGACGCATTAGAAGATTTTCATGTTGAAGTTCATTTGGACTTGAACAAATCTGACGAATTCGGAAGTTCATGTGTTGTGCAACAAGCAATAGGTTATATCAAAGGTACATGTAACATGACACCAATGGTAAAACCAGATGCACCTGCTGCTAGTTTCTGTGCCGATAGATTGAAAAGAATCTTGGCCGAACAAGAAGCAGTGCATGTCTAACAGACCCCCGTGAAAAAACACGGATGAAAATTCCAAAGTTTACTTTGGGCAGGAATTAGTTTAGTGGTAAAACCTCGGGTTGTGATTCCGATATCAAGAGTTCAATTCTCTTATTCCTGCCCCAAGTAAATTTTATGCCTTGTTAGCTCAGCGGTAGTAGCGTCCTCCTTACAAGTGGAATGTCGGCGGTTCGATCCCGTCACAAGGTACCAATATGCTGCTTTAGCTGATGTGGTCATAGCGCTGGTCTGAAGAACCAGTGAAAGAGGTTCGATCCCTCTAGGCAGCACCAATTATACCCAAGTGACGGAATTGGTATACGTACTTGTCTCAAACACAAGGTTATGTGGGCTCGAATCCCACCTTGGGTACCATGCTCTCATAGTATAATGGCATTACACATCCTTGGTAAGGATGAAAACCAAGTTCAATTCTTGGTGGGAGCACCAATTGTTGTTAAGATAAATTCTTTTTCGGGTTGAATATATAATTCATCTTCTTTAAAAGATTTTATCTCAGTAACATATGTCGGTATGAATTCCGATTGAATACAGTGATGAGCATAAGGCACATATTTTTCGTGTGCAAACGCAGTATAAAGTGCTTGTACTGTTTGTCTTTGTTCGTAAGGTATCATATGATTATTTATTGCCCCGGTGACGGAATTGGTATACGTGTTTGCCTTAGAAGCAAAATTTTAGGAGTTCGAGTCTCCTCTGGGGCACCAAACATCTGGCGTTCGTTCAATGGATAGGACAGCATTCTTCTAAAGTGCGAATGGGGGTTCGATTCCCTCACGCCGGGCCAATGCGAGTATGGGGGAATAGGTAGACCCAGCAGACTTAAAATCTGCCGCTTCGGCGTACCGGTTCGACTCCGGTTACTCGTACCAAATAACGCTTGACAATTGTTTGTAAAGCATATATAATACACACATGATGCGGGTATGATGTAATGGTAACCTATAACTTTGCCAAAGTTAATTTGCGAGTTCGATTCTCGCTACCCGCTCCAAGTTTTTTGCCCTACTAGTACAATGGCAGTACACTGGTTTTGTAATCCTGTGATGGCAGTTCGATTCTGTCGTGGGGCACCAATTTTTTTATCATTAATATGAAAGTGTAAATATATGTTTATTACGTTAACAAATGCAACATTAGATCATGTGGGCAAACCTATTGCAATTAGAAAAGATTTGATTGTATCGGTTTACTCCACATCAACAATACTTGAAGATGGTAAAAAGAAAACATCAAACTTTGTTTTTGCACCTCCACACGGTACGTGGGAAGTTAAAGAAAAAGTAGAAGATATTATCAAAGAATTAAACCAAGTATAACGCAGTCTGGTTTGGGACCAGAAGGTTGTAGGTTAGATTCTGTCAAGGTGCACCAAATATTGTGGTATATTTACAACATACCGCTTGACTACAACAAATTTTTGTGATACAATACTTGTATTGAATGATTGAAAAGGTTTTAGGTTAGTTACAGCATCAATTAATAACTGTAAATGTTGGGCTCACTATGGTAAATGCTGGAGGTTTCGACCTTTGAAGGTGTTTATTGAAATAGTCCTAACAAAGGTGAGTTTCGATATTCTCACTGTAATCAAAAAGTAGAAAACTAACCTGTTTATTTTAGGATACTCACAGCAAACAATTTTTCCGCTTATAACGGAGAGGTTACAGGTTCGAATCCTGTTTTACGCTTCATGCGTGAATAGCACAATTGGTAGTGCGCTAAAAATGTATCCTGTTGTTTTTTAATGAGGAGTAAGTTATGTCAACTTTTGTAAATGCCGTTGTAAATCAAGAAGCTCGTACCGAAAACGGTATGAAGGCTCGTAAGTCCACTGCTAATGCAGTTGTAGATTTATTCTACAATGCAGGTGCTTCCCGTGGCAAAGACATTGTGCCTGCTTTCGCAGCTGCAATGGCAGAAAACCGTGAATTAGCATTGCGTGTTGCCGCATGGCTCCGTGATGTTCGTGGCGGTGCTGGTGAACGTGAATTGTTCCGTTCTATCTTGCGTTATTTGGAAAAAAATGACGTAGAAGCCGCAAAAGCATTGTTAACAAAGGTTCCTGAATTGGGCCGTTGGGATGACATTTTTGTATTCAATTCTGACGTTATGAAGTCAGCAGCATTCACAATGTTGGGTGATGCGCTTCGTGCAAAGAATGGATTGGCTGCAAAGTGGGCTCCTCGCCAAGGTAAACTAGCGGCTGAAATCCGCCAGTTCTTTGGTATGTCTCCAAAGTTTTACCGTAAGTCTTTGGTTGAAATGACCAAAGTTGTTGAAACTAACATGTGTGCGAAAGACTGGGATTCCATCAATTTCTCACACGTTCCTTCCGTAGCGGCATCCCGTTACAAGAAGGCTTTTAACCGTAACACTCCAATGTATGCATCTTATGTTGAATCATTGGTTAAGGGTGATAATCCTGAAGTTAAAGTTAATGCAGGTGCTGTGTTCCCATATGATGTGCTGAAAGGTCGTATCGGTGGTTACACAAAATTCGACAAGACCGAATTGGACTTGGTGCAAAAGCAATGGGAGGCTTTGCCTAACTTTGTTGGTGACGCAAACATTCTACCTTTGGTTGATGTTTCTGGTTCAATGTCCTGCTCAGCAGGCGGCAATGGTTCCAAATCAGGTCTAACCTGTATGGAAGTTGCAGTCTCTTTGGGACTTTACTTGGCAGATAAGAATGAAGGCAAGTTCAAGGACACCTTCCTAACTTTTTCTGGCAACCCAGAATTGTTGCACTTGAAAGGTAACATCAACCAAAAGATTGACCAAATGGTTAAATCTAATTGGGATATGTCTACCAATCTACACAAGGCATTTGCAAAAATCCTTGATGTAGCAGTAAAAGGTGGCGTGCCACAAGAAGAAATGCCAGCGATGGTATTGATTCTGTCAGACATGCAATTTAACGTTTGCGTTAAGCATGATGACTCTGCTATGCAGATGATTGCACGTAAGTACAAAGAAGCGGGATACACTTTACCAAAAGTTGTATTCTGGAACTTGAATGCCGCATACGGCAACGCTCCAGTAAAGTTCGACACTTCTGGTACTGCATTGGTATCTGGTTTCTCACCAGCAGTCGTAAAACCACTGTTGGCAGGAGACCTAGAAACCTTTACACCAGAATCTGTGATGCTTAAAACCATCATGGATGACCGTTACAAAGTATTGTGATGGTATGGGGACTCGAAAGAGTCCTCATTTTAAAATGCATTATGTGTGTTTTAAAATGATGTATATATAGATACATGCGGGATTAGTTTAATGGTAAAACAGCAGATTTCCAATCTTCGGTCATCAGTTCGATTCTGATATCCCGCTCCATTTAATGCGGCAAACGTAATAACATCACAAGATACCCTCTTGTGACGGCTGTGGGAATCAGTCTTGCCGCTCCATTTATTTTTGAGGACATTATGAACATCACACCACTTGCAAATAAAATTGTTATTAAAAGAATCGAAGGTTCTAAGAAAACAGAATCAGGAATCATTCTACATAGAACAGATGAACCTGATAGAGCAGAAGTTATGGCCATTGGTCCTGATGTTGATGAAGTCTCTGTTGGTGATATTGTTCTTTTGGATTGGAATGCTGCAATGAAATCCGGTGACTACTATGTTGCCAAAATTGACGGTGTAGTTTTCGTATACGGAGAATAAAATGTCTGATGGTGGCAAAGGTTCTAGTCCAAGACCATTTAGTGTTTCACAAAAAACATTTGGTGATAACTATGATGCAATCTTTCGTAAGCCATCACCAAAAGAAATAGAAGATGATAGATTAGAGCAAGAAGAATTTGATAGAATTTTAGAACAAAATCTTCAACGACAAAAACACAGCGGGTTGGTGAAATAGTATCACAGTGGGCTCATAATCCTCAGTTCCGGTGCAACTCCGTGACCCGCAACCATTATGGTGATGGAATTTTATCCTTACATGGCCTTGAATTATTAAAAGAGGTTGTATGCGTCAATTTACTACCACTCCTTGTTTCATTCGAACATTTATATTCACAAACTTGTAGACCTCTTGAATCTACAAAACTTCTTTCCAACCGGCAATAATCATTTGTGTTTGATTTTGCATAGATAACAGTATCTGGCATCAAATTTATATTGATGGTAGGATGTGTAACAACAAGTGTGGCTGTAGTTGTTACCAATGTCAGCAACAGTTTATTTCTCATGGTTTGTGTCGAAGTATTTTTTGTAGAATTTATACAATTTTATTTTTTCAGCATCATGTCTAAAATTGTAAGTTAATCGTTCATCTTCACTTTTGATCCAATCCAATCCTTCCTTTATTTGTATATAACTATAATATGCAACAAGACCAAAACATAAACAGAATGTAACCACTACAATTATTATGTTTATGAAATCTGATAATATTATTAGTAGTGTTGCCACCAATATTGGTAAAATAAAAAAACTTGCAACTATAAGAGCCGATTGTGTTGAAGTTTTCATTTTAGTGTATACCACCAAATAAACGACAACATCATAATTCCAATAATTAAAAGAAATGCAAAATAATATAATATAAACTTGTTGAATCCAACATCATCAAATACCCATTCCAAAAATGTGTATTTTTCTTTTTTCATTTTGGTGTTATTAGTTCCTTGTTTTTTTCGTAGTTCTGTTCGTCCAAATATCGAATAGCTTCCTTGATTTTTTCTACCTCATATAATTTTTGTTTTTTCAATTCCTCTTGATAGGTTTTATCTTTTAATTCCGGCCATCTTTTTTGGGTATCATAATATAACCAAGTCCAAAATATACCTAAAAAAATTAATAAAATTATTCCACCAAGAACAAGTCCAAATTCAAATTTATATTTTTCAATTCTTTGTGATTTTAATTTAGCTTTGATAGCATCTTCTTGCATTTTTTTTGCAATAAGAATTTTTTGTTCAGCTCCCAAAATCTTGGTCATCTCATCAACTTCTGTGTATAAAGCACCAAGTTCAGGTGGACTTTGATAAATCATTAATTCACGGAGTTCAGTGCCCATTTGGTCAAGTTGCTTACGCATTAAAACACGTTGAAGGGCTCGTTTAGCTAAACTCGCATCTCCGGTATAAACTTGTGTTTTACTACGTTTTTCTTCTTCTTCAAGCACAGCCATACACTTGTAGTAATTATCGTAGTATGTACCTAAGTAATCACCAATCTCCGCATAGATATTAGTGGTTTCACCACCACGTTTATTCAATTCGATGATGCGGTTCTTTTCTTCAACAAGTTGTTTTTTTGCTGCAGGAGTAGCAGGACTTTCTGGTGGATGAGCCTTATTAAATTGATCGTCAAGGTCCTTGAGAACGCCTTTAACGTCCCCAGCGGCACTTTTGATATCTTTGTATAGTTGGCAACCTTTTTTAACGGCCGCAACAGCGCCATTTGCTAAGGCAAAGAGTGTAAACGGATCCATTTTTTACCATTTTCGTATTGACTTTATAATAAAAAAATGATATACTACAGTCTCAAAGCACACTATATAATTATTTATGCGGTTAAACGCTACACTTTAAAGGTTTATTATGACTATAATTGTACTAAAACTCATCACTCATGAAGAAATCCTGGGTGAAATCAAATCCGAAACACCAACATCATTTACCATATGTAACCCTGTAGGAATTGCTGTGGTTCGTGGCCAAGACGGTCAACCTAACGTTGGATTTGCACCATTCCCGATGCACGCCGCACCAATGAAAAACTCAACTATTGACATTGATAAGAAGAATGTAGTATACTACTATGTTCCTGCTGAAGATTTTATTGACAACTATAATCAAATTTTTGGATCAGGCATCATTCTTCCAAACAAACAAATACTCAAAGGTTAATGGCTAATTTCTATACGAACGTTCAATCTATTGGTGGTAAAATTCTTTATCGTGGTATCAAAGACGGTAAACGAATTAAACTAAAAGTTGATTATGAACCACAATTGTACCTTCCTGCTCGCAAAGGCAATGGTACACACAAATCACTTGAGGGTATTGACCTTGTACCAAAGCGATTCGATGGTATTCGTGAAGCCCGAGATTATGTAAAACAATTCGAAGATGTTTCTGGTGGTACAAAAATCTATGGTAACACCAGATTTGAATATGCATTTATCGCTGAACAACATTCTGAAATGGTTGATTGGGATGCTGACAAAATATCCATTGGTATTGTTGATATTGAAGTTGGTTCTGAAAATGGTTTTCCAGACCCATATTTGGCCAATGAACCAATCACAGCCATCGCCATAACCTATCTAGGGGGTCACACTTATGTTATGGGTTGTGGTGACTACAACAATGATGATCCAGACAACGTAACCTATTGGAAATGCAGAGATGAATGGTCTCTTTGCAAAAAGTTCTTGGAACTCTGGACTCGTATGACACCAGATGTTATCACTGGCTGGAACACTTAGTTCTTTGATATACCATATCTTATAAATCGTTTTCGTAAAATTCTTGGTGAAGATG